TACTCACAAGCGGCTGTCCACAGTTGCTCAGGTGATTCAAATATAGGATTGCGCCCGTGTGTTTCGCGCATCTTCCAAAACTGATTACCCGCTTGAAATTGCACTATCTCATCCCCTCAATAATCCACCACACTAAATAAACTAACCACACACCAAAAGCAATTATACAACAAATACCACTCACTAAGCATAGTCGAAAAAAGCCTTTAAGGTATCTCATTTGCCGCGCCATTCTTTAAAAGACTGTTTAAGTTTTGGCAGTGCAATAATTATCTGTATGACAGTATAAAGCAATGTTGCCATGATTAGCCAATCTTCTAACTGCACCCCTGTCACTGTCAAACCGCTAACAATAACAGGGGGGGACACTTTAGCGACTGCCATACTTAACCCATTTTCTAAGTGTTGTTGATGGTTATCTAAATTATTAATCATTTTGGTGTATTCTCAGCCTTAAACACGCCAATTAAACCTAAAACAATTAAAGGTATGCCATTAGCATAATCGCCCTTTAAACACTCACCTATACCCTGAAATACTGCCCCTATCCCTAAATAACTGCTTGGCTCTTTTAATCGGTCTTTTAAATCGTGCATGATACACCCCTAAACTTAAAAATATGTTAACAAAACTATAGCATAAGTTAAACTTTAGGCAATAAAAAAGCCTCATTGCGAGGCTTCTTGTAATTTAGTCTTAACCCATTCGCTAAAGTTTGGGATTTTTTCCGTCTTAGCGATTAAGTCCGATTCTGTTTCTTTGTTAAACGACACGCGCTTAACGTGCCGTTTGTCTGCGTACCGCGAATCAGCTTCGCGGTGGGCTTCAGTGCGGTTAGACATTAGTCCAACCATTCGCATCTTTGTAAGCAACCAATTGGTTGTTTTGCTCAATTTTCAAAACAGTACCTTGAAAACATTGTGATTTACTTGCTGCGCGTTTTGCGCTTGCTAAGTTTTTTGCTTGAATCTCTGTACCTTCGCGTACCGAGTTGATGTTTTGTGCTTCGATGATTGTGTAAGTGTTCATAATCTTTACTCTACGTTTTGTTTTAGACTAGCACCCTTGCTCGTCTTGATGTGTTCATTGTATATCGTAGCTACAATAGCTGTATATATCAATTTAGGCCAATATTAATTATTTTTAATTTATTTTTTGCGAAAAAAAGCCGACTCAAAAAGAATCGGCTATAAAGAACGTCCGTGTTAGCTGAGTGTTACTCGCCTAAACTGTAGTGATTAGCATCTTTAAACCGACCGCCCCAAGTACCGCCTTTAGACTCCCACCATTCACCTAGTTTTCTGTGGTCTTCTGTACTAGATAAAAACTTACCATCTTTAAATAGATTCAAGTCAATCGCTAATCGTTTTTTGTGAAATGAATTAGCCGCGCCATAACCTTTTTTTACACCAAAATCACCATGCAAGCGCGGGTCTCTAAACGCATCGCCTAGAGTGACTTCATATCCTAATTCATACGCTTTTAGTATTAACTCTGCTGCCATTTTAGCAAATTTAGATTGCTGTTCTCGTAGTGTCATAATCAAAACTCATGTAAAAATCTAATGATTTCGCGCTCGATTCTATAGCGCATTTCTTGAGTAAACCATGATTTTTTATCTAATTCTCTAATTAACAAAATTAGGTCATCTTGTGACTTAACACTGTCAAAGTTGTGCGTCATCATAACGCGCCCTGTTAGTCCGCTTGTAAAAATCAGATTAGTGCCGCAAACATCAAGCGTAGCACCCTCAAAAACTGTATTCATGGCCGCGACTCGTTATAGTTTTATAAACTATAGACTAATCATCTAACAATTCAACAAATAAATAATCCATTAAGACTTCCCAAAAAACTTGTTTTTGCTGCGGTCGTAAATTATGCGAATATTCGGGAATCCTATTTTAGAATCCATTTCAACACCACACGCCTTTAGCACTTCTAGCGCGTAGTTTATTGTCGGTATATGTGTTCTATTCTCAGCCTCGACCTGTAACCAATCCTCCGCCGCCGTTGCTGTTCTATGACGACAAACGCGCTCAAGGTCGCTTATGGCTTGCCAAATAGCGTAATCTCTAATTATATCGCTGGACTCTGCCAAACACCTTGCTTGTTCTTGAAACGAATCACGCTCTCTGTGCAGTCTGTCTAAGTCGTTTTTTAACGCATTGATGCGTTCCGAATCACTCATAAACGGGCTACCAGTTTCTAACCAACGCTCCCCACACAATTCGCTCATAACACTAACTCCAAGGCTGACTCAGGATAAATCTGTACACTACCTGCATGAGTTTCTGACTCGACTGCATAGCCAGTGGGTGTTAGTCCTGTGCTATACCACCCGACAATGTAACCCTGCCATTCGCTACCGCTTTTCTTTCTTACATGACTTCCAAACGCGAATTTTTGGCCATCACTTTTGTTTTTATCAGCTAACTCTAACGACTCCTCAATTTTGAGCCACGCCCAAAAAGCTGTCTCCATTGTTGACGGTGTTTTACGGTGTGGACACTCGGTCATAAACGCTAAAAACTCAGAATATTTAGGGTGCATTTGCACTGGCAAGTTATTCATTGCTCTAGCTCCCTCACCCAAGAATCAACAATTTTTAACGCATAAGCTAAACGCTCCTCGCCCCCGTGAATCAGATTGCTGATAAAATCAAACAATCGTTTGTCAAATTCATGGTCTTTATAATAATCGTACAATCTCGTATAAACCACGTCTAAGTCATACGAATAATCAGGCACGTTATTGCCTCTCTGTAAGCGTTTTATTTCTCGGTTGATATACCACTCACATTTTTTAAAATCTTCGCGTGTACACCCATTATCGTTCGCCCTCCATGCGTATTTAATGGCATTCGCCCTATTGCACATCAAATGCTCGGTTATCTCAATACATTCAACGCCGCTCGGGTGACTTTTGTAGTGTTTTGGGTTGATTGCGTCATTCATTTATTTTTGCCCATTTTTTGTATTCTAACGCTTCGTGTAGAGTTAAACCTTTTGCCATTCTTCCGTACACCGTGCTTGACGGTATGCCACTTGCTAAAATTAATTGATTGTTGCTGTATGGGTTATAACCAAAGCGTTTTTTGCCACGCCACACGATGCGATTATCTCTAATAAATAGCGCCAATGTTGTAACAGCAACATCTAGCAAATACGCACTTTTACCAATGCTTAGCCCGTGAGCCTCAACTTCCATTACTTGCTCAAGAGTCAATTTTTTAGGCATCATTTTGAGCTACCTATCGCGATTGCTTGCTCTAATGTTAATCCCATGACATTGATTCTATAATGAATCGTACCTTTGCGCATTCCACTTCTTTTTATTCGTTGTAACGTGCTGTCAGGGTTTACCTCGCGTTTTCTAAAACACGGTTTTTTGCCGCTCCACTGGATATTGTTTTTTTTAATAAACCGCCAAAGTTTAGGCATACTAACGCCAAGTAAATAAGCACTTTTATTTATTGACAGTCCGTGCTTTTCAACCTCAAGCACTTTATCCATTGTTAGTTTAAGAGCCATTTGCTTAACCTCATTACAGTTAAATCATTCGTAAAAGATTGTGGCAGCGAGTGAATGACTCTCGTTTTCGTCCCGTCAGACTAGCCACAAATTCGTTGTGATTCTTGACTCGTTTTAGCCCAGTGAGTCAACCTGGTTGATAGGCGTACTTAATTAGCCTCGCTTTGTCGATTATAGCAATGTTTATTTGTTAAGTTAGGCCAAAATAATACGATTTTATTTTTTCTATGGCTTCATCTGCCGAATAACAAACAAACGCGGCATACCCAAAATCACTAACAGTTTTTAGATAACGTGACTGGCTTGGCATAATACGCCCTGTTGCGCTTTTCATCTCAATATATAAACCGCAATATTGAAAAGAGCGGACAGGTAAAAACAAATCAGGGACACCGCTTAACATGCCACTTGCCTTTGCTTTACCTGCCTGTGTTTTAGATAGCTTTACGCCGTTTAAACTGCTATGCAACATCCACAAAAACGGATAGCTTTTTTCATTATCACGCGCCCACTTGATAACATTTTCTTGCTCCACCGATTCTGGTTGTGCATTGCGTTTTTTTGTGCGTGATGGTTTTAGCTCTTGTTTAGCTAATGCTTTTTTTATCAATGAATCTAAACTCATTTTATACCACCAAAATTAAATAAGTTTTAGGGCGCGTGACAGCTACATAAAGACACTGTAAAGCCTCGCTACGATTACGCATTGTGAGAATATCGGCAACATCAACCACCGCAACATCAAACGTACTACCTTGGGCTTTGTGTACTGTTGACGCTACGCAGGGTCTTAACTCTGCAATGCTATCTTTTATCATGTAACCCTGTGCGCTTGCTTCTGTTGCCTGTTCTAATAAGTTTGCTTTTTCTTTAAAATCCGTTGTTAGACTGCTTTGAGCTTTGAGCTTCTCAAACATTCTAAAAAAGCCAATCTCCTTGTTTTTCTTTTGCTTAATATCAATCGCTGCATTGACTGTTAAATTGTCGTCTAGCGTAACAGAAAGACACGCTATGCCTTGTATTAAAACAGGCTCTCCGATTGCTGTTATCACGCCCTCATGGTTGTTGTTGATTACATTTTGAATGCCTGTTAGTGATGATACTGGTTCACCAATAACAAAACTTTGCACATCGCGGCCATGAAGCATTGAACGAATGGCAACTGTTTGCTTGTCTATCGACTCGTTTTTGTACGCTAAATAACGACAATCAAGCCCATTTTTTAGCGCGTCCGAACAATAATCTGCAATCTCATGTTTTTGTATCATGCCTATTTTTACACCGTCTTTGTCGTACTCGTTCACCATCTCGACAACATCACTTACGGTAATATGTGCAGAAGCCGCCATAACACGCCTTAGCGCGGCTGATAGCTCAATAATGGGGTTATCTTCACCTTGTCTGATAATATCGCTTAAATGCGCGCGTTGCTCTATTGCAGCAAATACAGGACTTAATGCGCCTTGACCGCTAGTCGGTGGTAACTGTGCAGGGTCGCCAACGTAAACAATACTTGCCGATGGCGCAGCTTCGTTAATATCTTGAAACAACTCAGCATCAATCATTGAGCATTCATCAATAATCAAAATCCCGTAAATCTCTTTAGTTGGTCGGCTAAACGTCATTGTACCGCCACCTTGACGCTGTGGGCGTTTGCCAAGTGCTTTGTGAATTGTCGTAACTCTCACGTTTTCGCTAACAATGCCGTTTGTCTCAAGCATGGCAGACAACACGGCAGCCGCTTTGTGTGTTGGCGTTGCTATAGTGATTAGTTTGTGAGATAGGGATTTTATAACGGTGGCAATAGTTGTGCTTTTGCCTGTGCCCGCGAAGCCAGTCAACAATACAGGAGTGCTGTTTTCGATTGATTCAATAATGGTATTAAAAGCAAGTTGTTGCTTTGGAGTTAGTTTCATACTGTTACGCCTTCATTAGTGGCTATCATTCAAAAAGTAAGCGGCAGTGAGTGAATGACTCTCACGATTCGGGAGCTACCCTAGCCGCTTTGTAATTATTGCTTTTTTAGTGCGTGTTTTCTAATAACTTTTACACATAAAGAATAGTTTTTTTATAAGTTTTGTTTAGTGTTCCAGTTAAAAAAAATGGCACACCAATTGGAACGGCTGCAAGCCTTGCGGCTGTAGGGCTAGAGCCGAATCGTTCCAACGTACCGTTCCAACCTATATATATATATATAATAATTACAGAGAGAGAGCATTGTATTAAGGTTTTTAGGGGAATTTGTTAAAATACGACAATTTTTTCTAAAATTGTTTTTGATGTGGAACACTGGAACAGTGGAACGTTTCTCTTGTAGCCCTTGCGGCTGTAAGGTTTGACCTGTTCCTGCACGTGTGCCAAACACTAGAAACGTGTTGCACACATAAAAACAGTCGGTCAATTCCGTTTGACCTTTCAACATTAACTTATTTTGAATCCTTTACGCAATCACTTTTAAAAAAAACAGGCATAAAAAAACGAACCGCTTTGCCCTCCTTTTTTTCAATGATTTTTTCTTGCCCTTGCAGTTTGGCTAATAACTCTAATTTTTGAACCGCGTCCATGTTTCTAAATGCTCTAAGTTTTTGGCCAATATCGCGGCTTGATGCGCCTTTTTTGCCAAAATCATACACGACATTTAAAACATCTTCCTCAATCCCTATTTCCTCATCAATCCCATTTATCTCTAAACGTGATAACAACTTCTCTAAATGAAACACAATCCAATTGCTACACCACTGCACAACCGCCTCGTTGATAGTGGGCTGGCTTGGTTTATTAAACGCGCCTAAAGCCACGCATAGCCGCTTAAAACTACCGC